GCCATCTCTGACTTAAGTTAGAAAACTTAAGATTTAACCGGCCCTTGTGAGGGACGGCACCCAACGACGCACTAACCGGCTTTTATACCGGATAGTGGTTTTACTGAGGTGATCTAGATCAAGAGCCAGTGGCTCCGGAAAAAGATTCCTTAAGACCTTGGATCTGTCTTTCTGCGTACCATCGCTGTTCAAGCTTTGGTCCACACGAGCAGATGAAAGGCACTTCAGTAAAGCGGCATACCCATCTAACTTGTCATCCTTTTTTATAGGAGCAAGCGCAAGTGTCCTGGTTAGGAACCTATGCGTGTAGCGACACCACTTATGTGGTGAAACTGCGTCAAGACGAGTATGCCACCCTAGCGAACCAGACTGCTGCGATACTAACGGAAGGCTCTTTCCTAAGAGTTCCTCCACGTATTCCCGCAGCCAGGTGCCAGTTTCGTATAGCCCAGATAACCAACAAGAGTTAGAAAGGCTCACGAATCCAGCAATAACGCTAGGACTTGCGTCGAGTTGGTCTGGCCGGTGTTTAATGTAAAGAGGAGTTATGTCAACCCCTCTAAACGCATCAACACCGCAGCTTTCCTTAAAGTTACCAATAAGGAAGCTCTTACTGTCATTGACTTTTAAACCAACAGCAGTAAGCCAGTTCACACACTGATGTGCGTGCTTCCGTTTCACGATGATATCATCACCGTAAATTCGGATGCACCTAGAGGCTCGCCTCACATTCCAGTAAGTCGGGTTCACACCCTGACTATCCAAGATAGCTGCTATGCAGACCACCGCAAAGCAGACGGATTGTACTGGAAACGTTAAGGCGTTCCCCATTCCGGCAAATTTCCCAAGGTCGATGCCCGGTTTACCCGGACATTCGATTGAGGGAGAACGACAATCCATCATATATTCAAGAAATTGAATCTGATGTCTAAAGACTGATCTAACCAGCGTAGTGCTGAGAAGATCAGACGCAGATTTCAGATCGATGGTTGCCCAGTTGTCGAATTGGGAGCCTTCCAAAGCAAGTTTTTGATTCAAGCTTTGGTCGGATAGCGCGAGACAATTACGCAAGATCCTACATTCGGTAATACTTTCCCGAAGAAGGATGTTAAGTCCTTGCTGAACAAATTGGTTCAGTACGGGCTCAACCGTAATAGTCCGTCTCGAAGTAGAATTCTTCGGAACGGAAATTAGTTTCGCACTGCCTCTAGAAGCTCTGTCAAAGGTTAGTCTTCCTCGCAAACGTACAGGGCGGAGAAAGCTCGAGATTCGAGCTGATTGGCTAGAAGGAGGTCCTCCAACATGTGTTGGTCGGACTTTATTAAGTACCTTCCGCCAGTCTCTGCCTGTACGAGTGTGTCTCGGAGACCCTCTATCAGGATCTTCCGAAGCAAAAGCATGGTCCGTGTATTGGTGACTATCGTCACCCGTCCATTGACCATACTTACAGAGGAACTCGGGGTCATCGCTGATTCCCGAGATAAGCGCTTCCCACTTTTGGTTTGCGCTAATGCCTTCTTTGACAGCACCCGGCCCGTGTTTGTACGTCGCATTTTCAACATCCTTTGAGTTGAGAGTGTTAAGTAACAACTTGCAAACACGACCAATGAGATGATCATGCCTGTCGGGTATAACAACCCTACTTGCAGTATCATCGCACTGGTAAAACTCGTTCACCGCCTTTTGATGAAGAAATTCCTCATTCTCGGGCGATAATTGAGTTTTCTTGAAGAACATAAGGATTTGATAGAGATCCCTAAGGACACCAAAATCGGTGTCATCTTCAAGAAGACCGGTGAGCGGATCGAAGACCTTACTGGTCATACCTGAGAAAAGTCTCGGGATTGACCCCTTCCTGATCGTTTTAAAACCAGGAGGGCAGGTAAACCTACCTTCGGATAAACCCCTTTGCAGGGATTTACCTAAAGTGGGTAAAGCTACGGTTAGGAAGCCGTAGCCTTCGTCTTCGAACCTCTTCTCGATCGTGATGATATCACGATCGAGGCCTTTCACACCAGGATTCAGCCTCCGAAAGTCATTTAGGAGGCTTCGTAAGAGAGCTATCGGACTTTTCATCTGTTCCTCTATGAGGTAATAGATTCCGAGTCTGATCACTCGACCCCTCTTCCACAATTGGAAGAGTTGCCACTGGTAGCACGCGCGAAGAAAGGCGCATGATATCCCGAACACGGCCCGGACTGCATATAGCAACCAATATAGCAAAGAAAGCTATGGTTAAAATATACAGTATGAACCGTAAGTCGGCATCTGATAGAAAGCCAGAATACTGAAAGTTAGAGGAGGACATTGTGTTCTCCTTTGAAAACCTTCAGGACTGGAATTGAATCAGACGAGCGGTCGTAACTTCGGTATCGTCTCGATAATCCGTAAGGGCCTTTGCCAACGCAATAATAGCCGCGTCGGTGAACCCAAACGAAGGACGGACGATAGTCATAGATACAGAAGCGGTTTGCTTCTTTACCAGACCCGAGTAAGGGTCGGTAGCGTTAAGCGTCTGCGTCATTTGAACGTAGTGCTTATCGCCACCGCCTTTCTGATAGGAATGATTGGTAATAACGGAATATCCGTTACCACCAGTGTCTTTCCGTTCAGACCCGTAGCCATCTTGCTTCACAATAGCGAAGACAAGAGAGGGCGTCGGGGACGCGGCAGTGATAGTTACTGGATCGGGCAACATTAGACGTCTCCTTGTGAAAATGGATTGTCCTCTAGATCGTCATGATCTAGGGGTAAAACTTCCCTTCCTCTGGGCAAGAAGTGCCCCGATGATGGACTTCTGATACACGGTTAAATCCGGAGCAGAAGTAGTTTTCACACTTAGTGCCGCGGCCGCATCTTTACGAATAGAACATTCGTAATTAAGGACGGATTCGTGGTTAGTCACAACAGTATTAACTACTGTGCTAACCCCGACAAAGTCAATAGATGTAGTTACGCGGTTATCTATCTTTGAACTACGATTGGTAATAAGACGACCGGTTGTTTTTCCGGTAATCATACCCCAATTGACTAGAGTATCGTCTCGGGCCATGTTATCGATTAACTCGACATATGAACCCAAGCCGGTAAACCAGTCAAAAAGCCAAGTCCACGGAATCAAGTTATATAAATCCGTTGGACGAGGGACCAATCCCATCCGATCTAAAACATCGTGCGATCGGAAGGAGATAATATTTGGAGGGGGGAAATCGAAATTCGCATTAACTACTAAGCGAAGCTCGACTTCTCTTTCCAAACGAGTCTTTAGTACGTTTCCGTACTCAAAACTCGCATTATCGTAGTCAAAAGACGGGAGATTCTCTGATAGGGCTGAAGTGAAATTCTTCTTTACCCTAAAAGTTGTTGGCTTACCAGCACGACGAATAAGAAATTCGTACTTCTTAGACATCGTGTTAGGTAATGCTAACAATTCCATAGCGTCCTTGTAAGTTTGTTTCCAACCAAAATGGTACGATAAGTACTCATTCGGTATGTCCTTCGCCGTATTCCGAAGATCAAAAACAATCTTTTGGAGGTGCGGCGATTTAGACAATGAAGTATACAGACTTTTGAGGTTAATCAAGGTCGATTGCAAAGATGTAACCGATCTTGGTATATCTCGCAGCTCAACGATATTCCGGAATAAGGTTGAAGTCCTCTTGTTAGGGGACCATTCCTTAAACATAGAGACTGCTTTCTCAGAGATAAGACTCTCTAAGTAGGCATACTCTTGGTTACGAAGAGCTACCAGGTCGCTAGAATAGAAGACTGCTGCAGTAGGATAAATGTCCACTGTTTCGTTATCTTCAGAATCAGCTCGTGTGTTGCCGGTACCACCGACAGCAACACAAGATGAATCTGGGATACCGCCAGAGGGGACGTAGGTATAATTTATCCTCCACGTCTGTTTCACGCTACGAGCAGGAGAATTAATGTACGACTTGAAGAATCGAGCCGTACCTTGCTTACTCCCAATCAAGCGAGTCCTAGACGTTGTATCGTTGCTATAATCGACAAGAGGCTGCTGACTTGTGATATCAACAGTAGCGTCGAAATAGTACGTAGCAGAGAAATTGAGGGAAGGACTCCAACAACTGCTCCGATTCCCATAATTGGGAGTCTGAGCATGGTTTATGTTGAAGATCTTCCTTCTACGTTTCCGTTGCTGCAAAACTGAAGCAACAGAACGTACACGTTCTCTGTTATACGGAGTAATGCTATGAGATGCCACCTTAAAAGGTCCCGTTGGGTCGATCGCAAAAGCGAAAGACTTAAGGTACTTCCAAGGTATGTACTTATAAGCAAAACTCTCGATACCAGTAGCATCACGTACAAGTGTATCACGACGATACTCATAGAACATATGAGGATCATACCCTTCGGGTAAGCCGCGAGTATCTTTTCGCAGTGTTTCCGATGGATTTATCGTCATGGCACTTGTCTCCCTTTAGTGTGAAAGGCATACATCTCTAGTATAAGAGAAGTAATAGTGGATGACTCCACTAGTGGACCCTCGTGAGAG